TCTGCTGACAGCCCAGCGCCGAGCAGTAGCGCAACGGTCGCATCGGACTCATACGAGTGACCCCTGGATTGGCGCCGCGGGCGGTTCGCCCTTGAACACCCGACTCGGCGCGGTCATCGGGACACCGAGCTTGCGTAAGTACGACTCGCCGGCCGCGCGGGTAATCGTGCCTCGCATCACGGCGATCTCGGTCTGCGTTCGGAGTCCACACGCCCAGCGCGACGCACTCATCGGGCAAACGGGACGATGACGGCAATCGATCAAGGGCGCCACGTTGATACGTATCAACAATTCAAACCGTTGACGACCACGGTTTCATTTGCGGCCTCGAGCTTCGCGCGCTCCGCTGCGTCATGCTTCGCACTCCGCTGCGCGCGCTCAAGCCACACCTCTCCGATCTCTTGTTCCGGTACGTCGTCTTCTTCCCTACGATCAACCCGACGACAGACACCACGAGAATCCCCTGCTCGAGAGGTCCGTGGCGGTCCTCGGGTTGATTGACTCGCGCGCGGCGAGCAACCCTCGTGACCCAGCTTCCCGCGGCACGCGCCGAACCTTCCCGTTCGGGCTTCTGTGCGTGCGCCTCACATTCGGGTCGCCGATCGGCAGACTGTTTACGGCGTGTGACGCCGCTGAAATCGCCCCTCTACCGTCCCACCCAGGGTGCCGCTATGTCTCAACCCCCCCAGTGCGGCCGTGCCGTCGCGGTTCGCTGGTGTCTCGAGCCGATCCAAGTGGGTTCCTTCGTGCGACCCACCCCGCGGTCTGCGTCCTCACACGCAACACGTGTGGCGCCGATTCCGGCCTCATTGGCTTGAGGTCGCCGCCGCATGACGTCCACGGAAACATCACGCGCGAATCGGTCGCCACGCTACGCACCGCGCCTGGTCTGGCGCATACTTGCCGGCGTAGGCGTGGCCTTTGGTTCATTCCCTGAGTCCCGCTTGCGTCGGGCAGCGGGCGTCTTCAGCGCCCGCTGCCTCCTCGAGTGTCAGTTGCCGCGCGTCCTGCGGCCGTTCGTACTTGTATTCGGTGATCGTGATTTTGCGGTGCGGCTCGCGCGGGTCAGGCGCGATCCGTTGCTGACGATTGCGAATCGTCATGTTGAACGGCGGGCGTCGAATGTCGCTGACGCGTGATCGCCAGCCAAAGGATCCGCCGTGCGCGAACAACTGGCGCGCGTCCAGCCATTGATTCGGCCGTTCACGAAAGAACCGCGCGAGCTTGTCCGCTAGACCGTTCGAGGGTTCGGGGTGTAGAGTGTCGGTGTCCACGTCGTTCCAACCTCCTTAGTTGAACGCTCGGCCTTCCCGCCGAGCGTTTTTCGTTTCAGCCCGCTCGACGACGCAGCTCGATCGGCCGCGTCTGTGACTCCACCCACTGATCGCACCAGTCGGTACGCGTCAACACTTCGCGCCGGCCGCCGACGACGGCGCCGCGCAGTCTGCCGTTGTGAATTTCGCGCAGGACGAACCGCTTCCCGCGCTTGAGGTACCTGGCCGCGTCAGCGGTGTTCATCCAGGGCGAGATGTCGGGAGCCATTACGCGGCCTCGTCACCCGACGCCGTGCGCGCTTTCTGATTGCGGGCGGCTCGGTAGTCGTCGACGTCCTGTCGACGGAACACACGGGTCCCGTTGCTCGTGCGCTTGGTGAGCAGCTGCCCGGCGTTGGCCGCCTTGCGGACGCCACTCTCGGAGAGATGGAGCTCGCGCGCGGCGTCGGATGTCGTGAGGAGATCGTCTGCACTCATGATGGAGTGCAGAGTAAAGGCTGCGGCCTTCGGGGTGTGAGTAACGCTATTTGGTACGCGCGGTACCTTTTACCGTGACGCGCGCGCGCCGCTGTCTCGCTTGCTCAAGGCGACGCGCCTTCGCTTGGCGCTTAGCCACGAGGTCATCTTGGCAGGCGTCCCGGTAACAGATGCGGCGGGTCGCGTGTGTCGCCAGAAACCAATTGCTGCACGTCGGACATCGACGGAGATGGTAGGCGCCCGTGCGAACGATGGCCGCGAGGTTGTCGAAGGCGAGGGCGGGGACCAACGGCCAATGACGTGGCGATTGGATGTTGACGCCTTGGCTGAGTAGGGTCAGCACCACGTCGAGCTCCCTCGCGATCTGTTCAGGGATCGGCTCGGCGTGATTGGCGGAGAGGAGCAGCAGCTTGATGCTCCCCCACACCTCAGCGACGGCCGCGGGGGTTCGGCCGGTCGCAAACGTGAGAACGGTCGGACGCTTCGGACGGCCCATCTGGAAAACGCGTCACAAACGCGTCACAAGATTTGGTGAAATTGGTCGGGACGGGGAGATTCGAACTCCCGATCTCTTGACCCCCAGTCCTTAATGGACGCGTGTTGGATCGGGCTCGATCACAATTGATTGAGTCTTTTCGATCATTCGGGCGTTCGACGAAGTCGGTTCGGAGCCGTTCGATCCGGAAAACGCGTCACTACGCGTCACAAGCCGGCCGGTCGCCTCTTCGAACTTCTGCATCGCATCCGCGTCGCCGCCGCTGGTCGCCGCGAGGTACGTGCTGGTCTGCGCGATGTTGGCGTGACCGAGCCACTTCTGAATCGTCGACAGCGGCACGCCGGCATCCATCCACCGGGACCCCGCCTCGCGCCGCAGATCGTGGAAGTGCAGATCGATCGCCGTGACCTGCTGCCGGCACGCGCGCGTCAACCGGCCGGTCGGGCCGGTCACCGGCGCGAGGCCGTGCGCCTTCAGCACCGTCTTCGCCCACGCCTCGCGGATGTTCTTCGCCCGGCGCCCCAGCTCGTCCCCAAACACGTACGCGCTCGGCGGCAAGGGGTCACCCGCCGGATCGCGCCGCCGTGCCTCCAGCACGCCACGGAGCACGCTGGAGATCGGCACGCGGCGCGTCTTCTTGGCCTTCGTCTTCCCCGCCGGCAGGAAGATCTCGCGCGCCAAGATCTGCCGCCACTGCAGCGACAGCAACTCCCCTTGCCGACAGCCGGTTTCGAGCGCCGCGATGATCAGGTCATGCAGCCGACCGGCATGGATGAGCAGTTGCACGTCTTCGCCGGGCTCAAGGCGTCGCGTCCGCGCCTCTTCCCGGACCAGCTTCACCGCGGCCACGCTACCCACCTTGAAGGGCGTCGCCGGCACGAGCTCGGCCAGGACCGCCCAGTTGAACAGCGCCCGCAGCAGCGCGAGGTTTCGGTTGCCGGCGATCCGCTTCCGCTTCGTGCGGAACGCCTCGAGCATCTCGCGCGTGATCTCGTCGGCGGGCCAGTCCCCGAACGGTCGCCCTTGCACGATGGTCGTGGTGATCGGGCCGACCTGGGGTTTCTCTGACGGTGACGCATCCGGCCGCTTGCGGTACGCGTTTAGTAAACTCAACAGCGTCGGCCGATCGGCGGCCAACAGATCCGCGGCGCTCTTGCCGTCGAGCCACGCATCGATCGCCCGTCGCGCTTCCTTCTTGGCCTCGACGAAGTCGGCCGGGTGTCGGTCGATCAGCTTGTCGAGGTTCGGCCGGTAGCGCCGCTTGCCTTCCTGATAGTCGACGTACCAGGGGTGCGTACACTCTTTCCACTTCGAACAGTCACAGCGTTTGCGGACGTGGTCCGTCTTGCTTTCACTCGGCATCGCGCCCGCCTTTCAGCTTCGGCTGATCGCACTTCCATTCGTACGGCTTCGTGTCGGCTTGCTCGGGGCCGAGGTTCTCGAGCACCAAGTCGGCGAGCGCCTCGAGCGCCTTGACGTGTTTCGGCGAGCGCCGACCGATCTCCTGCAGCTTGTCGCCGAGCGTGCGGGCCGTCACAGGACACCGCCAGCCGCGCGCACGCGGGCCACGTAGGCGACGAGCGACGCCAGCAGCTTCAGCAGCGCCTCTTGATGCAGCACGGGGATCTGCCGGAAGCCCACGAGCAACGCCCGTTCGCGCTGGTGCTGCGCGGACGTCGTCGCCGGGAACTTCAACAACTGGAAGATGCGATCGGACTGAGGGACGGTGATCATCGGGAACCTCTTTCGGCGCCAGGGCGGCGCGAGGCTTCCCATAGAATGGGACAACTCGGTCGCTCGGCTATGACGAGTGAACGGGCCAGGCGTCGTCGGGTGTTGAACGCACTCGACGGCGCCGAATTCAGGTGACGAGCATATACCCTCGCTCTGCCATTTGTCTCAACCAGATCCGTCAGTCGGCAACCGACTCAGCGCGCGACTCAGGTGACGCCATGAACGACCCGCCCCGTCGCCCGCCCGGCCGCCCGCGTGCCGCCGAGCCCGGATCCACGGTCTCCGTCTGGCTGCCGGTCTCGCAGCACGACCGCCTCGTGAAAGCCGCGATCGCGCGAGAGATCAGCGTCTCGTCACTGGTCCGGCATCTGCTCACGCGTCGGCTGCCACATGACTGAGCCGCCACGCCGCCGCCCTGGCCGGCCGCCGATCGATCCGACCGATCCCTCGGTGCCACTCACCGTCTCGCTGCCAGGGACACGCTACGCCTTCGTCAAGGCGCAAGCGAAACGCGAGCACATCAGCGCGCCAGAGTGGATCCGCCGGCGACTCCGCGAGGCCTCGCAGCACCAGCGGTCACAGCCTTAATGTCTCATGCCATGAGAGATTACCCGTCGTGGTATCAGATGACGCGCGACGGGTTGGTTGAAAAAAAGCGCGCGCCGAAGAAACGCGGACCCGTGTTAGAGCCCGACCTTCCCGCTCCGCCGCGTGCCGGTCATGATCATCGCCGAGACTTTCCGCGCCAGCGACTCCGTGTTGTCCACGAGATAGAAGTGGTTGACCTGGCTCGCCCCGCCACGGCCCATCGGGGTCACCGACGATCCGGCCGGCAGGTTGACGAGTTCCGGCCCGCGCTCCCCCACCAGCGCCAGCCCGCCGCTGAAGTTCTCCACCCCGCTCGCGAACCCCGGCACCGCCGGCCCCTTCTGCGCGAACAGCGGATCGCGGGAGATGTCGAACCCCATCATCAGGGAATACGCCAACCGGGACGCCTGTTCGAGCGAATAGCCGACATGCAGCCAGGTCCGGATGTTCTCGGGGACTTTCGCGCGGCCCGCCTCCGTCGACAGGTCGTACTGCGTCGAGCCGCCCATGTCGTGCAACGCCTTCTTCGCGGCGACCTCGGCGTCCGTCTGCTTCTGCGCGTCCGCCTTCGCCTGCTTCCGGGCTGCGGTCGCGCGGTCGAGCGCAGCGATCTCGGCGTCGTGCGCCGACGCCAGCGCCAAGGTGTCGGCCGTGAGCGTGCGCGCCGTGTCCGCTTCGTCCTTCATCGAGGCCGACACGGCTTTGACTTGCGCATCGGTCAGGCCGTAGGCGTCGGCCAGGGCCTTCTGTGCGACGCCTGCTTCCAGGTAGTACTTGATGCCTTCCACGACGGCGCCGTCGATCGTGTCGAGCGTCCCGAGCCAGCCCGTCCCCACCGAGTTCAACTCGACCATCGCGTCGTGAAAGGGTTTCACCGCATCGATCTGCGCCTGGAGATCCTTCACCATCCGCGTGTTGCTGGCGTGGATCGCGTCGGCCGCGTCCTTCTCCTGCTTGGCGACGTCGACCGTGACCACCGTCCGCGCCTTCAACGCCGCCGCGGACGTCTTGGCGACCTCCTCGTTGATCGCCATGGCGAGCGCCATGTCTTTGATCTCGATCCCGGCGGCTTTCGAGGCTTTCGCCAGGACGTCGGCCTTGGCGCCGGCCGTTTCACCGGCGACGTCCCCGAAGCCCAGGAGCGCGGCGGTCGCCTCGCCAATCGCTTTGTCGAGCTCGAAAAAGTCCGCGATGGCCCGGCCGATCTTCCAGCCGGCGAAGGCGGCCCCCGCCGCGAGGCCGGCCGTGGTGACGAGGCCTAATTCACTCGCGGTTTTGCCGGCGGCCGTACTCAGCTCCCCTAACGCCCGCGCTTCGGCGCCGATGTTGACGCCGAGGGACGCGAGCACGCCGTCGAACTGTTGCAGCGAGCCCTTGAACCGATCCGCGTTGCCTTGCGTCTTCGCGAATTCGTCCCCGAGACGCACGCTCTTGCCCATCAGCCCCTCGAGCGACGCATCGGCCTTCCTCGTCTCCCCGACGAATTGAGAAAAATCAGCGGCGAACACCGCATTGATAGCCAATTTAGGCGGATCTCCCGGCCACCGGCGTCTCGCGCAGCTCTTTGCGCAGCGCCTTGGCGAACTGTGCCGGGAATGCCTCGAGCTCCCGCACGCGCGCTTCGAGATCATCGACGCGGGTCGCCGTATCGTGTTGGATCAACGCGGCCGTGAACGCCCGGACCGCGGCCTTGCGTGCCTTTTTGGTCACTGGTTCACCGTGCGTGACGCGAGCGCCGCTTCCAGTTCGAGGATGCGGTTGTCCTGCTCGGTGACGCGCTGCTCGAGCGCCTTCACGCGGTCGCGTTCCTTGGCGAGCATGGGACGCAGCACCGCGAAGAGGCTATCGAGACACACGTCGAGCGTCTTGTAGCTGACGGTGCGGGTGCCGTCCTTGTTGACCCAATCCTTGATCGCGCGCTCGGCCGCGGGCGCCGCCTTCGTCTGCAGCGTGGCGGCCTTCTCGGTGTGCGCCTGGACGATCGCGAGCTGCGCGGCCTTCTGCGCCTCACGCGCGCGCGTTTCGCTGTGCGTCGAGATGATGCGCAACTGATCGAAGTGCGCCTCGTTGAGATCGAGCGGCGCCGTCTTCGCGAGCACGCACGCCGCCTCGTAGATGTCCTTGTCGAAGCGCATGACGTCGTCGTGGTTCATGGCTGACTCCGTGCGCGGTTCGAGAGGTACTGCTCGCGCATGAGCGCGGCCGCGGCGACGATCATCGCTTCCTTGGCGGGAAACTCGGCCGCGATGATGGCCGCGTCGAGGCCGTCGTCTTTCATGTTCTGCAGCGTGCCGGTGAGGTGCAACGCCTCCCACGCTGCGATCTGCTCGAGGCCGGGATCGATTTTGTGATCCATGGATCCGGAAATCTTCTTGGCGGCCATCAGTACGCCACCGTCATGAACGCCGCGCTCGTCGTCGGCGTCGGATTCAACCAGGCGAGCCAGCGCAGCGCGCGGATCGCGACGAGGTTCCGCTGATAGAGGCTGGCCATCACGGTTCCTGCCACGGTCGGATTCGCCGGCGCATCGTCGAGCTGTAATAGCGCCTGCTCACTGACGTCGATGTCGAATTGTCCCGTGTCGCTGTAGAGCATCGCACTCGGATCGAGCAACGCGATTTGTGCGGGGCTGTTGATGCTCGCGATGACGGGAATCCCGAACAGCGTCGCCGGCAGTCCGGCCGCCTGGCTGCCGAGCGTCAACGCGATCCGGTACATCGTCTTCGGCTTCATCACCCACACGAGCGGCCCCGGCGTCGTCACCGCCGCGATCAGGGCGGCGAGATCTGCCGACATCTGCGCGGCCGTCGTGCCGGTCGTGGTCACTTCGGTGCTGCCATTCGTGACGCTGGCGGGATTGACGCCGGCCGAGACGGCCACGGTCGGCAAGAGGAATTGGTTGTCGATCGCCGCGGCCAGCCCGCCGAGCACCGTGCGCCGGACGGTCGCCTCCGCACTCGGCGTCGAGAGGCGTACCAACTCTTCCGAGAGCGGCACAATCACGCCGTACTTGAAGTGCTCTTCGACGATCGTCGCGAAGGCCGTCTTCTGCACCGGAATCGCGGCGCCCGCGGCGACCCAGCCGCCCGTGATCCCGGCGCCGGTTTCGGTGGCGATCCACGTGTGCAGCGGGACGTTCTGCATCTTGGACTCGAGCGCGCCGAGAATCGACATCCCGCGCATGATCGTGATCGCCTCGGCGGCGATCCCGTACGGCGCGAGCGGCCCTGCCCACGTCGCGTCAGTCGTGGATCCGCTGGCGACCGCGGCTTTCGTGCGGAGTTCCAGCGTCGCTTTCACTTGCGGCGTGTCGAGCCACTGATCGGCGATCTGCAATTCGCGGTACCGATCGCCACCTCCGAGTGCAAGGGCGCTGATGAAGCGGGATGTTGCGGTACCAGCGGGCCGCGCGGACACGACGACGTTCGGAAGGCTCATACGGAATCTCCTCGCTGAGAAGTTAACTACTCAACGCGGAACCCGTGGGGGAACCGAAACCTTTTCGTTCCCCGGAAACTTTGGCACCTGCACGACGCGCCAGAGAATGGCGCCGAGCTCCACGGTGACGCGTTCGATCAGATACCCGTCGATCGTGTGGCCTTCCGCGCGCCGCAACAGCCGGCCGATTTGGCGGGTGTTTAGTCCACTCAACACGAGCCGCACGGCCGCCGACGCGAAGAGATCCCGCGCGAGGAAGGGCTCAGACCCGAGCGCGCCGCCAATGGCCGGCAGCAACCGGCCCAGGAGCGCGAGGTCTGCCCGGCTGAGGGAATATTCCTCCGCGCGTGGAGGAATCTCTTTACGTAAAGAGAGTTCACGCACCGCGGCCGTGTTCTCCTTGATGGCCGCGAGAATGGCGAGCATCAGCGCCTCGATCGGCGTGACCGGCGCGACGGTGTGTGTCATCCGCGGCCGCCCAGGACCATGAACGTATATGTGGGAGCCGGCGCCGCGGGCGCGCGCAGCATCCCGCCGATCGCCAGCAGCAGCGCGTCGATCCCGTCGATCTTGTTCGGGCTCTCGGCGGATTCCTTTTTCGGCAGAATCGAATCATCGATCCGCCGAGAGACGACGCAATTCGACGCCTGCCACTTGAGGCAGCTGTTGCCGTCGTGGCGGAATTTGCCGTGCCGCACGCGCGTCTCGAGCTCCCGGGCCGGCGGCGTGAACGTCTTGCTGTTCTTCGCTTCCACCCGCGCCGGCAGTTGGTCGGTCGCGAGGTTGCCGACGATCTGCGCCGAGCCGAAAAGGTCGAACACGATGTCTAAGACCTTGAACTGCTGGCACCAGCCGCGGATGTCCTGCTCGATCACCGTGTAGTCGATCATGTTGCCGGCCGTGAGCGTCAACAGCCCGGTGTCGGCCCAGATGCGATACTCCGGCACGGCACGCGCCCGGTCCTGCACGACCATCTCCGGCAGATAGCAGCGGACGAACGCGACGAGCCGATCGTCCTGGCGGAACACGAGCGCCACCGCGGCCAGGTCATCGAGCTGCGCGAGGTCGCCGCCAATCCAGCACGGTTGCCCCTTGAACTGCTCGAGCGTCAGTGTCGGGTCCGCGCAGCGGTCCCACGCCGTCATCGAGAGCCACGTGGACGCCGCGTTAAACCATTCGCTGCAGCACTTCACCCGGAACTCGGCCTCGAGGCCCGGCGTCTGCTGCGCGTCGAGGCAGTAGGAGCGCACCCAGTCGAGCGTCGGCGTGACCCCCAACATCGGATTGGCTTTGCGCCACACGGCTTCGTTCCGCCAGTCGTCCTCGGGGTCGAGCGTGTAGATGCACCCGAACAGGTGATCTGCCTCGAGGATCTGCTGCAGGACTTTCGTCAGCGTCGTCCGGAGCGCGTAGCCGACGGAGAGCATGTTGTACCCGGCCGTCGTCGGACAGGCGAGCAACGGATTCTGGCGCGCGCCCTGGCTGGACTTCAGGACGTCGTGCAGCTCGAACGTCTGCGCATGAGATTCGTCGAGCAGTACGACGCTCGGAGACAAGCCGTCCTGCGTCGAGGCTTTCGCGTTGATGGGTTTGATCGATCCGTCGCGCGTGATGATCGCATTCGCCAGCGCTTGCACGCCGGCCGCGCGCAGCCAGCCGCCAAGCCGGTGACGGACCATCCGCTGCGCGATGCTGAAGACGATCCGCGCCTGGCTGCCGGTGGTGGCGCCGCAGACGACACTCGGGCCGGGCTCGTGTTCCTTCAGCACGTGGAACAGCGCGATCGCGGCCATCAGCGTCGACTTCGCCGACTTGCGGCCCGCTTCCCAGTACAGCACCGTGAACCGGCGCCGGGACCGATCCGCCCGGTGCCGCCAGCCGTACAGGCAGACCAGCAGGAAGATCTGCGGCGGTTGCAGAACGATCGTCGGCGTCGTCCATTTGCCTTCGACGTGCGGCAGTTGTTCGATGAACGCACACGCCTCGACCGCGTGCGCTTCGCTCCACACGTACGGCCAGGACGGGTCCGTCATGGCGCGCATGGTGTCCCGGTCCTGGCGCTCGGCGGCGAGCTTCACCCAGTGACACGCCGGGATCTGTCCGCTCAGGACGTCCGTCGCGTACTGCACCGCGATCCGTACGTAGTCGCGCGGCCGTGGCTGTAACGTTAACGTTTCAGGTTTTTCACGACGTCGTGAAATTGTGCGGCAGCGCTTCAACGTCCCGCGGCGCCGCTTCTCGGCGTCACTGAGCCGGGGTCGTCCGCCCTTGTTCACTGCTCGGCGCTTTGGTGCGATCCGTTTCGTCATGGCGTCACGATCGGGTTGAGGACGTGTAAAGAAAAGCTACGTAGTCCTT